CCTCAGCCACTTACAATCCTGCCACAGGCGAGAACACTATCACCGTTACAGAAATCCCTGTGCAAGCAATCCAAATGGATTTGCCACTAACGCGTAATGGGTCATCTACAGCATCTGGTACGCTCATTCAAGACGGTGATAAGCAACTGTTTATACGCCCAACAGAGAAGTCTGCCATACTCCCATTGATTATTGATCCTGCTGCAGATAGAGTTCGTATAGGCACGCTTGAATGGGGTATTGTAACCTCAAAAGAGATAAACCCCTCCGCAAGTAATCAAATTCTAATCGAATTATACATTAGACGTTAAAGGGTTGTATGCCAACAGGGCAAGGTATAGCAACAAGTAAGGCAGAAGCATACTTGAAAATAGGACAGCTTACTATACAGAATATCAACGCACCTTCCAATAATCTACAAAGTGGCAGTGACTGCAGAAGCCAACCATACAGGAGCTTCACCACTACTCTACCATGTGATGCTCCGATGATAGAAAGAATTCATGTCGCAAAACTTCATTGATCATACAGGAATATACTCGTCGGCATCTGTTCTAGTTAATAAGACGACAGGCTTACCAGACAATACAGTAAAAGATTTTAGAACAGCAGCATTGCTAGGCAAGGTTAATGGTGCTAGAGGTGTGGCTGTTATTGGGCAATCACCGTCAATTCAGACTACAGATGTCCCTCATCTTCTATGGGATGCAAAGATCGCTTACCCTTGGCAAACAACTGCACAGACCTTAGAAGTTGTCTCAGATAGTGGCAGTGATACTGCAGCAGGCACAGGTGCTCGTACTGTTGTAGTAACAACTTTGGATGCCAACCACGTAGAACAAACACAAGTTGTAACATTGAATGGTGTTACTCCAGTTGCCCTCACAGGAACACATCTTCATATTAATGAATTCTTAGTAGTCACCTCAGGATCAACTTTCAGTAATGTTGGAAATCTTACATTGAGGGTTGCTGGAGCAGGAGCTACACAAGGATATATTCTTGCAGGTAGATCAATACAGCGTGCACTCAAATTCACTGTCCCTGCTGGCAAACAACTCACGATAGATAATTTCTATTTGAATGCTCTTAACTTTGGCGGTGTAGTGGTGAGGGTTACTTTCAATTTCAATGTCCGGTTAGAGAACGGGACTATCTTGATCACTCAAGAAAACTACCTCAGTAGCACCAATACGCCTGTTGGTCTTACGCTGCCTACAGGTATTGTGTTTTCCGAGAAGACTACAGTGTTCGGTCAGGTAGGAGCTGTGAGTGCTAACAACGCAAATATGGCAGTAAGTATGAGTGGTGTACTTGTTACAACAGCATCATTATAACAGAATAGAAAGAATTGAATGACAATTAAAGTAGCTAATGTATGGCCTGTGAATAGCCTTGGTGAGATTGTAATGCAATCTGGCACAGGTGATCAAATTGTAGTAGGGTATCTTTCACAAGATCAAATTCCAACTGATCCTACAACTAATCGAATGGTGATTAACCTTCCAGACTTAAATGCACTAACTCTTGGGGATTTGCTCACAGGATTCGTGTCAGGTGCTGGAACAGTCGCTGCCACAGATACTATTCTGCAGGCTTTCAATAAACTTGACGGAAACACATCACTAAGAGCACTGAACCTCCTGACAGGGTTCGTCTCAGGTGCAGGCACCGTAGCTGCCACCGATACAGTGTTGCAAGGTATCAACAAGCTTGACGGTAATGTCGCTGCAAAGGCTAACGCTGCAAACGCTGCACTCACAGGCAACACATCAACGGAAGCAGTTACGCTAGGTACGCGTGTCGTTATTGCAGCAGGTGACATCACCGTATCTGCGACAGATCATGCTGTGGTTGTCAATAAAACTTCTGGTGCTGCTACAACGGTGAATCTCCCCCACTGGTGTTCTTGGCAGAAGTCTCATCATTAAAGATGGTAAAGGCGACGCCGGAGCAAACAATATCACACTAACACCTGCAGCAGGTACTATTGATGGCGCTGCCACAGTGGTGATGAGCACAAACTATCAAACCGTGAGAGTTGTTTACAACGGTACTGAATGGAATGTCATTTAATGGCACAACAATTTACAGATTTGTCCAGTGGCATTTACGTAATGAATGTTCTGTCTGGGGTTACACATAATAGTGGAACTATCTCTAACCTCGACGTAGATACTATTGAGACACTGGTAGAGATTGATGTAGCTAATGCAAGTATTCTTACGTACAATTCACTGTAGCCACAGCAGCACTAACAGATTTCAATGTGGACTATAGGGCACACTCAAGTGGAACTTACTTTAATGTGGCAAGTGTTGCTGGAGATTACACAACACCAAATGCGCCTGTACTAAAAGCCTCTGGTGATTTGACAATTGCTGGTGTGGCTTCTCATTGGCTGAAACTTGATGTTGTCGGTGTTGAATCCGTAAGGCTACAAGCTGCGGGAACATCCTCCTCCGTTACAGGATTCTGGGGAAGCAACTAACACTAAATAAATGCACTCTAGGGTATTGACAAATCCGCTAACGTATGCTATAATGCTGCCTATTCGAGGAACATCTTATGGCCCTTAGTTTCGCAGATAGTGTGAAGGCAAATTGCCAAAGAATGTTAGCAGAAGTTGATAAGAAATGTCAACACATTGCCTTCTCACTTTTTACAGAGATTGTTATAGAGACTCCTGTCGATAAAGGGCTTCTTTGCAACAATTGGTTCCCCGGAACAGGTGCAGACTTCTCAACAGAAATCACTAGCTACAAAGACACAACAGGCTCAGGCAGTAAATCTCGCATATATGCAATGCTAGGTAAGGGTACGTTTCTAGGTAAAGACGGGTCAATGACATTGGCTAATAACCTTGATTATGCTTATCGTGCTGAAGTGTTAGGCTGGCCTTCTCCAGAGTGGAGCGGTAAGGTTGGCCCTTATGCAATGGTTGGAAAGAGTTTGATTAAGATAGCCTCCGATTATAAATAGGAACGAATTATGAGTCAACAGGTAATTAGAGCCTATTTTGAAACTAAACTTTCAACGTGGGCTGCAACACAGTCACCCGCTCTGCGAATTGCTTTCCAGAACTCTCCCTTCACGCCAACAGCAACTGAAACATACCTTGAAACGTGGCTGATTCCAGCTTATACAAAGAATCCTTCTGTAGATGGCTTGCACAAGCGTGAAGGTGGTTTGTTTCAAGTTAATGTCGTAGCTATCGAAGGTAAGGGCACGAAGGCTTCAGCAGATATTGCACAAGCCATTGCTAGCCTCTTCCCCGTAGTCCCTAAAGATAGTGTTGTGAGTGTTGAGCAAACACCATTCATAATGCCGGGACTCCCTAACAGGGATGGTAGGTGGGTTACACCGATAAGAATTCAATACAGGCTTGACACTTAGTGTGACAAGCAACACCAACGCTACAGCTTAGTGTAGCACAAATTTAAAGGAATATAAATGGCCGCAATTACACAGGTTCAAGTCACTGGCGTCAATACTCCAGTAACAGCAACACGCACTGTTATGTCTGCTTCGGACACCCTCACCTACTCTTCAGGTACTGGTCAGAAGTTGGTACTGTTCAATACCACTGCATCGCCAATCACACTAACTATCACCGGCGCGAGCGCCACCACTGTTAGCCCTGCCGGCCTCGGCGGAACTGTCAGTGTTGCCTCTGGTTTTGCAGTAACTGTTGGTGCTTCTGCCACAGTGGTCGTTCAGCTTGATGCTATTTCAGCCTACCTGATTGGTGCTATTACTGCAACTGGTGGTGTTGGCCTTACCGCACACCTCTACGCTTAATACACTGCAAACACTATAACACAAATTTAAAGGAATAACAATGAGCGTCATGACAAGTGCTGGTAGCACAATCGCAATTTCTGCAACACTCCCTGCTTCTGAAACATCGGGCGCGTACGCAGCCCTCACCTTCACTACAATTGGTCAAATTACTGACCTCGGAAGTTTTGGTAAGACATATAATGAAGTAACTTTCCTCCCGCTTGCCACTCGTGCCAAGCAGAAGTTTAAAGGTTCTTACGATAACGGCAGTCTTATGCTCAAGACTGCTAAAGATAAATCTGATGCAGGTCAAGTAATCGCCCTCGCCGCCCTTGCTTCTGATAATGCTTATGCCTTCAAGGTTGTTCTTCAAGACGGAACTATCGAATACTTTAGTGGTCGAGTAATGTCTTACAACGTTCAAGTTGGTAACACTGACCAGATCACGGGTGCTGACATCAACATTGGCATCTCCACCAACATTATAGAAGTTTAATTCTCGCTAACGCTCAACTTTAAGAACCCCTCTAACGAGGGGTTCTCTTTAGAAGGCACATTCAGCAACACTCTAACATATACCTGAGCATCTTGCTACTTACGAATGTGTCTCCTAAAGCATAACACACGTTACGCCTAACATGCAATATAGCATGTAACAATAATTTCTCTGCCAAAATTTAAAGGAACACAAATTATGAGTTTTAATCTTGATAGCCTCGCTCTTAAAGCAACCGCATCGCTTCATCTGACGCACCCTGTTTCTGGCGAACTGCTCTACGCAGACGAAGCCAAAAAGAAACCTGTTGAAGTAGAACTATATGGTACTAGCTCGAAAGAGTATCGTCAAGCGATTCTCGCTCTACAGAATCGTGCTCTCAAGCGCCAAGGCAAAAAAACTGCCACTGCCGAACAGATGCGTGAAGAGGGTGTTCAACTGCTTGTATCTTGCTCTGAGAAAATTAACAACCTCACCTACAAGGGCAAGCCTGTTGATAATGCAGAAGCCTTCCGCAGCCTATATAGTGACCCACAATTCTCTTGGCTACGTGAGCAATGTGATGCCTTCCTCGGAGATGTCTCGGGTTTTTTGGCACAGTAACTGAAACTCTCCTCTTGTACTGTAGGCACCTAGCATGGTTGCACGCAGTACCTGAGAAGGCTAAAGAGTCCCGTCAGAAGTCTCTCAAGGCTGCTAACGAGGACTCTTTTTTATTGAAACTACCTGAGTTAGAGGAATCGGAATACCTTGTGCCAATGTTATTCGAGGCTGGTTTAGTAAGTCAATCTGGAATGGGAATTGCACCGTTGTCTTGGCAAGAAATTCATGCTTGGCTAGATTGTACAGGGCTTCATCTGCATACATGGGAAGTTTGCACAATTAAGCAAATGAGTGATGCCTACGCAAGTGAATTTTCACAAGCGTCTAAGCCAGATGCGAAGCCTCCGTACCAGTATGTCGCAGAAGAATATGTTGAGCAGGCTGTAGATCATGATGCTGTGTGTGCCAGTTTGAGGAATGCTTTTAGGTCGTTAATGCAGAAATAATAGAGGAATGTTATATGGGCGTGCCAGATGTATCAACTTTAGCAGTTGTAGTTAAATCAGATGGCATTTCCAAAACTTCCTCAGAGTTGAGTGGTCTAGGCACGTCTGCCAAGAACGCAGAAACCAAAGTTGTATCGCTGACAGCATCCGTTGAGAAATTGATGGGTGTGCAGAAGACAGCTACAGGCTCTGCACTAGCATACGCACAAGCCTTGTCCAGTGCTCAACAACATCTTGGCGGCAATCAAGCAAGCACATTAGGTCTTGAGACTGCTACAGCCATGCTTGCTAAAAGCATGGCTGCTCTCTCTGCATCACTACAAAATGTCAAAGAGAAGTCTGTACAGTCTCGTGTTGCTATGCAAGAGCACACAGCACACATGAAAGACGCTCATGCAGTGGCCCGAGGCCTTGCTGGTGGCCTCGGGGCGTTATGGCTCACCTATGGTAACATAGCGCCTATGCTTGCTGGTGTAGCCATTGCAAGGGGCTTCATGGAGGCTGCTAAGAGCGGTGCTGACTTTGCTTACCAATTGAAGTTTGTCCAAGGGCTAGGTGAAGAAACTGCAGTAACAATGGACAGAGTGAGTGCGTCAATCCTTAATATGTCCAAGGGTAGTATGTTCTCCCCTGTTGAGATGGCTCAAGGTATGCGCGTGCTCTCACAAGCTGGCTTGGATGCCGCTAGTGCCTTGAAGGTACTCCCTCAAGCAATGGACTTAGCTGTCGTTGGGGAGATGTCAATGGAAAAGGCCTCTATCACTCTTGTTGGTGTGATGAACGCTTTTAAGTTGAGTATTGCAGACATTCCTCACGTTGGTGATGTGTTTGCTAAAGCCGCAGCCGTGTCACAAACCTCTGTAGAGGCAATGACGGAATCAATGAAGACGGCATCTGTCGTTGGCTCTCAGTATAACGTTTCAATGGAAGACGCTGCAACAGCCCTGACGCTTCTAGCTAAGGTTAACATTACAGGCACAGCAGCGGGCACATCTTTCAAGAACATGCTAAAGGAGCTTTACTCCCCCGGCAAGCAAGCGGCAGACTTAATGAAGAATATGGGGCTCTCTACAGCAGATGCTGCGGGGGAGCTGCGCCCGTTCGCCAATATCATCTACGATCTGAAGGGCAAGCTACAAGAGTTTGATAGCATATCCCAAACACAGATTCTGCAACGGTTGTTTGGTGAGCGCGGCGCAAAAGAAGCTGTAGCAATGCTGTCGAAAACAAGGGAGGAGTGGGATGCCTTACAGAGCAGTATTGCTAACTCCGATGGCTTCATGCGTAAAGTTTCTTCTACACTTGAGGACACTGTAAAAGGTAAGTGGATTCAGGCTGTTAATACTTTTAAGGCGCAGCTGATACAAACCTTCGAGGTAATGGCGCCACATCTTGCTGAGATGGCAGATAATCTTCAACGTTTATTTGCCGACGAGTCCTTTGTTGAGGGGCTGAAGAAGGTTGCTAGTGGGATTGCCAGTATTGCTACTACACTTGTAAAACTTGCACCTGCCATTATAACCGTAGCTGAAGCATGGCTCGTCTACAAGTCTGCAATGATCGGCGCAGCAGTTTGGACAGCCGCTACAGTTGCTGTGACTGAATTTTCTGCGGCGATGCTTGCGATGTCTGGAGCTATGGGGCCGACCACAACAGGGATGGTGGGGGTTCGCGGTATTATTGCAAGCCTTCCTGTGCTACTTGGCGCTATTCCTACCCCAATGACGATCATCGCTGGTTTGCTTGCCGCTGGAGCAACTGCTTGGATGCTGTGGGGGGATAGTGCTTCAAGGGCTGGCGATAAGGCATTTGATTCAGCAAGTCGTGCAGAGGCCGCTCTAACAAAAGCCAAGAACAGGCAGAAGTACGGCGTAGGGGATGTCGGAGAAGCTCGCCAAGAACTAGATAAAGCGGAGAACCTGTTAGTTTTGCGTGTGCAAGGCAGGGCTACAGGTACTGCGCTTTCTGATGCAAGAGCCTCCGTTGATAAATGGACCGCAGTAGTAGACTCCCTTGAGCAGGAAGCACACAAGGCATCGGGTGCCGCTACAACGCTTAGTGCAGCACTTGCAGGTTCATCTGGTGGACGCAAGGCCAGCGAACTTTCAGGCCCAAACAAAGCAGCTATCTCAGACTCCTACGCAGCAGCTATCGAAGAAATAAAAGGCAAGATGCAGGCTGTTAACGATTGGTCCAAGAGTAATATAGCAGAGCTTGTCAGTCTGAACAAGCAGGGCTTAGTTGGGGATATAGAGCTAATCAACAAGCGCCTTGAATCAGAAAAGGCGGCACATCAAGTTGGCCTGGCACTGATTCAAGAAAAGATTGATAAGGAGCGTCCTGAAAACCGTACAGCAACTGAAAAGAAATTCTATAACGAGTTGAATGCTCTTCGCAGGGCTGATGTCGAGAGCGAAGCTGTAGCCTCCAGAGAGATTGCTGAGTATTTCGCTAAGATGGAAGAGCGCAAAAAGCAAGAGGCTATAGCAGGATATAAAGCCACTGGCGATTATGTAGCAGCGTTCCAAGCAGAGCAAGGCGCTAAGTGGGGCGGTTGGATCAGCAGCTTAGAGCGAGATATTCAACTGGAGCTGGACCCTGAGAAACTTGGGAAGTTAAAAGCAGAGTTGAAGAATATTCAGGACATGCTTACCAAGGGCACAGCTTCTGCTGAATTCAAGGAAGCCAACTACCATGCACAAGCACTAATCCGCACGATTGAGGCAGGCGTAGAGGCTATTGAGGCAAAGTATTCTGACGGTAGTTTTATTAGTAAATTATTTAATGCTGAAGAACTGTCTGCATTCTATCAGCAGCATATCCCAGAGGCTTTCAAGGCTCTTGAGGAAGCAAGGATTAAGAGTGAGGAATCGAAGGCTGATGCTGATGTAAAGGCATATCAGACACAGATGAAAGCCTTCCAGAAACTTGTGAAGGGTCAGCGGGATGTCTATAAAGAGTTCATAGCAGATATTGACCGGATTGGCTCAGAAGGTTTCCGCGCACTGTTTGATAAAACGGATGGCTCTTGGAAATCATATGTTAAGAAGATGAAAGATAGCTTCAAGACATATTTGATTGATGAAATCTACAAGATGTTTGCTCGTCCATTTGTGATGAATATTCTGGCAAATATCACGGGAGCTGCTGGCATGACCGGCTTGTCTGGTG